AGGTAAACGCAAAGTATTAATTACTGATAAACCTTTCAGTAAAAAAAATATGCCGTCATGGGTTAAATTAATGAAATCTGAAACTGCTGAAGAGAAAGAAGCTCGTAAAGCTAAGGAAGCTGCAGAATCTAAAGAAGCTGCAGAGAAAGCTGAACAGGATCAGAAAGACATTAAGGAAGCTTCATTCCTGGGTGAAGGTGAAGGTGCACCACCTGCAAAAAGCGGTGTTGTCGAAACGCTTTAAATTTTAACATTAAGGTATAGGAGTAAAAAATCATGCCTGCTGATCAAGTGAAGATTAAAAAAGAAAGTGAATCATCAGCAGGTTTGACTTGCTGCTCAGATGGTGAACATTACCCTTACGGTACCAGTTTAAGTTTCGACAATGATCTCATTGATGAGCTTGATGCAGGTGCTTTAGCTGTTGGTGATCTGGTAGAAGTTCGTGGTTTTGCATTCGTCGATAATACGTCTGAATATAACAATAAGGAAGGGACTGAAAAATCCATTCGATTGCAGATGACTTCTATTAGTTTACGTCGTGAAGCTGATGATCGTGTTAAGCAACTATACGGTGGTGAATAACCATGTCAAGCGAAGTTGAAATATGCAATTTGGGTCTGTCCAACATTCGTGGTGGTAGTATCAATAATTTTGATGAAGGTAGTTTACAAGCCCAATTGTGTAAACTGAAGTACCCTATCATGCGTAATAGATGTCTTGCTGAATTACCTTGGGGGTTTTGTCGCAAAATTAAACCATTAGCAACAGTGACTACTGAAATTTTCAATTGGGCTTATGCTTATCAGTATCCTGTTGATTGTTTAAAAATTCATCGTTTGATTGGTGCGTATGAAGAGTTGTCAAATTTTGATGCTGATATTATATCAAGATTGATTGATAGCCAATTATTACCTGTAAGTGAAGCTCGCAGAAAAATTCCTTATGAAGTATTTAATTTCGATGATAAAAAAACTATTGGTGCTAATGAAGCTGAGTTACGTGTTGGTTATTCAGCAAAGGTAACTGACCCGAATTTATTCGATACTGATTTTATAATGGCATTATCACATTTAATGTCTTCTGAATTAGCAATACCAATAGTCGGCGGTGAAATTGGAAGACAATTCCGCAGTGACTCATTACAACTGTATAAAGCATATTTACATTCAGCTATAGCAAGTGACATGAATGAACAGGTTGACCCACCTGCTGAAAGTGAATATGTCACTGTTAGGAGATAGATAGTGCCGCAACCTATTCAACGCAGTTTTACATCCGGTGAAATTGCACCATCATTGCAATCTCGCGCCGATCTTGTTAAATATGCTACCGGGTTGAATCTTTGTCAGGATTTTATTATACGTGCACAAGGTGGCGCATATTCACGACCTGGTTTCCGTTTTATCGGGGAACTTGATGATTCATTAAAAGTTGGTCGATTGATACCGTTTAGTTTTAATACTGAACAAACTTATTCTCTTGTCTTTGAAGATCTAAAGATGAGAGTGATAAAAGATGGAGGTTATGTACTTAAACCTGCAGCTACTATTACAAATGTTACAAAAGCAAACCCTGCAGTAGTAACAGCTAATAATACATTTGTTGATGCAGAACAAGTTACTATCACTGGTGTTGTAGGCATGACCGAACTGAATGGTAATACTTACACTATTGATAACGTAACTCCTACAACTTTTGAACTTCAAGGAGTTAATAGTACAGGATATACCGCATATTCATCAGGGGGCTCAGCTCAGAGTGATGGAATTTATGAATTAATAACAACATACACTGAAGCAGAATTATCAAGATTAGGATACACTCAATCTGCTGATGTTATGACAATTGCACATCCTGATCATGATCCTGCAAATCTAAGTCGTCTAGCTGATGACAACTGGACATTAGCTGCTGTTAATTATGCATCAACAGTTTCTGCACCGACATTTTCCGGGGCTACTGTTAGAACTATCACGGACATCACTCAAGCACCCACGGCGGTTGTCACAGCAGTGGGTCATGGTTTTTCAACAGGGAATACTGTTGAGATAAATAGTGTTGTTGGTATGACTGAGGTTAATGGTAATACATATAGAATTACTGTATTGACTAATGATACTTTTGAACTTGATGGTATAAATTCAACCGGTTATGGTTCCTATACATCAGGAGGTACCGCGACTCGTCAAAATAATGCTAATACTTTTGGAACTGGTTTTGGTACATACGATAAAACTTATTCATATATAGTTACAGCAGTAGATGCTTCGGGGGTTGAATCGTTAGCTTCATCAACAGCATCACTTACTACATCATCATTATCTCAAACAGGCGGTATTCGATTACAATGGAATGCTGTCTCAGGTGCTGAATATTATCGGGTATATAAAGATCCATCGAATAATACTGGAATCTTTGGTTGGATCGGTGATTCAAATAATACAACATTTGACGATTATAATATTGCACCTATTACCAGTGATGCACCACCTTTAGATAGGCAACCATTTAGCGGTTCAGATAATAAACCGGCTACTGTTAATTATTATCAACAACGGCAAGTATTTTCTAATACAAATAATGAGCCGCAAACTACTTATACTACTCAAGTTAACAACTTCAATTCATTAAGAGTTTCAAATCCTACTCGTGATGATGATGCTGTAACATTTACTATTGCAGCACAACAAGTGAATGAGATCAGACATATTATTTCACTTAATTCAATGGTGTTATTAACATCAGGTGGCGAATGGCTTGTAAGTGAAGGTCAAGATCAAGTACTTACACCAGCAACTATTGGTGTACGGATTCAATCATATAATGGGTCGTCCTGGGTTAAACCAGTGATCATCAACAGTACAGCTATTTATCTGCAGGAAAAAGGCGCTAGACTTCGTGACTTAGCGTATGAGTTCAGCAGTGATAAATATACCGGTAATGATTTATCAATAATGTCTGAACATTTGTTTGATGATCACCAAATTATTGAAATGGCTTATTCAGATGAACCATACGGTATTTTATGGTGTATTCGTGATGATGGAATATTATTGGGTCTTACTTACTTGCGTGAACATCAAGTTTGGGGATGGCATCGTCATGTCACCGATGGTGAATTTGAATCCGTAATTACAATTAGTGAAGATAATCGTGATGCAGTATATGTGATAGTTAAAAGAATAATTGACGGACAAGTTAAACGATACGTTGAGAGATTTGAGCATCGTGAAGAAATTAATGTTGAGGATTGTTTTTATGTTGATAGTGGGTTAACACTTGACATCCCATCAGATATAGAAAATATTACTCAAGCAAATCCTGCAGTAGTGACTATAACTGATCATCCATTTACTGATGGGATGTCAGTAAAATTACGTGATGTTGTGGGTATGACTGAGTTGAATAATCAATCATTCATAGTGAGTGGTGCAACAGCTAATACTTTTGAACTTAATGAGGAAGATTCTACATCATATAATGCTTATTCATCCGGTGGTACAGTCAGGCAAGAAGTTACGAATATCACTGGCCTTGATCATCTTGAAGGTAAGGGTGTTGTAGCTTTAACTGATGGATATGTTACAGAGAATCTGACAGTGTCAAGTGGAGCTATCACATTACCTCGTGCTGCATCTATAATACATGTTGGTCTTCAGTATATTCCTGCTATTGAAACACTTGATATCGATTCAAATTCGCCAGTGGATTCTATAAAAACACATTCAGTATCGGTATCTAAAGTTTTCATTGAAGTAGAAAAATCACGCGGTGGTTTTATTGGTCCACGTCAAGATGCTACTGCTATAACGCCCATACCATTTCAAGAAATTAAACCAAGATTTGATTCTGATAATTATGACGCTATTGATTTAAAGACTTATAAAATGGAAATTAGTATTGATCCGCAATGGAGTAAAGGCGGCGGGGTCCGTATAGAACAACGTGCACCTTTACCATTATCCATATTATCAGTAACACCGAGGGTAGATATAGGTGGAAGTTAAATTTATAAAACCGACTATTGATCTTGTTGAAGCTATTGCTTCTGATATGAGACAAGCTGATGCTGATGAAGTATGGGCTTCACATCGTCACACACCAATTCAGGCTATGATGAGTAGTTGGGCTGCATCAGATTTTTCTGTGATAGTAACAATAAATAATGAGCCCTGTGTAATGATAGGTTTAGTAATTCGTGATATATTAATGGGATGTGGGGTTCCATGGATGCTTGGTACTAATAATGCATTGAAATATAAAAAACATTATGTCACTCAAGTTCCACCTGTAATTAATGAAATGTTAACTATTTGCCCTGAATTATTTAATTATGTGCATGGTAAAAATAAAGTCAGTATTAATTGGCTCAGAAAATTCGGGTTCATTATTGATGAACCAACACCACATGGGTATGGCGGTGAATTATTTCACAGATTCCATTTAAGAGGACATAACAATGTGTGAACCAGTAGCACTTCTAGGGATAGCTTCATTAGCATTCCAAGTACGAACTCAACAAAGACAAGCCCGATTCCAAAAAGGAGTGCAAGAATATAATGCTCGTGTTGCAGAAAATAAAGCTGAAGAAACCAGGCGTGCTGGTGTTGAAGAAGAAAATATTAAACGCCGTCAGACTGCAGAACTTTTATCAAAACAGCGTGCACAATTAGGTGCTGCTGGTGTTGATGTAGAATCAGGATCAGCTTTTGAATTACAACAAGATGTTGCTACACTTGGTGAAGCAGATGCATTACGTATCCGTAGTAATGTTGAATCAAAAGTTGGTGCATTAAAAACAAGTTCAGTATTAACAAGACAACAAGGCGAATTTGCTGAAACAGCAGGTGGTGCTGCAGTAGCTGGTACTATACTAGGTGGTACAGCTGATATATTAGATACTGGTGTGGCTGATAAATGGTTCAAACCAAACAGTGCTGCCAATCAAACACTTGAGGTGTAGACATGCCCAAAGTCGCTCAACATGAAGGTGATCCAATACGTAGAGAAATAGTAAGTCAGCCTTTGGCTCAAGGCGCACCAGCTGCTGCTTTTGGTGCACCGATCGCTCAGGGTCTGACTGATATCGCACGAGCTGGTATTAATATTAAACAGCGTGTTGATACTACATCAGCAGAAGAGGCACTGGTTGCATTTGAGCGCGATAAGAATGATGTATTTTTTAATCCTGATACTGGTTACTTTAATACTCAGGGTCGTAATGCATATGACAATTCTACCCTAGCTACAAAAGCACTTGAAGATTTAAAAAAACAACATGGTAAAGTCCTCGGTGAGCAAGCCAGAATCATGTTTGATAAATCTGCTGATGCTCATATCACCAGGGGGCAATCAGATATTTCTCGTCATGCATCGAAAGGTCTTAAAGCATGGGAGATAGCCACACTTGAATCACAGGTTGAGAATTCAATTGAAAATGCATCTTTATTTTGGGATGATCCAGATCGATTAAGAGTACAGACTGCAGTAGGTCGTCAGGCTATTATTGATTCATCAGAATTAGCAGGTATTGGCCCTGAAGCTACCGCTGAGAAATTGCAAACTTTTGATTCATCATTTGCAAAAACATCTATTGACGCTGCATTATCAAGTAGTGCTGCTGAAGGTGAAAAAGCACTAGAAAATTATGGTGATCGATTAGAAGGTCCAGATAAAATAAAATTGGAAAAACAGCTTGATAAAGTAAAGGAAGCTGAAAAAACTCAAGCTAACGCTAATGCTGCAGTTTTAGCATCAACTGGATTAGTTAATCAATTTGATAACCGTAGTGATATCAGAGACGCTGTTAATGAGATTGAAGATCCTGAATTACGTAAAGTAACAATGGCTGAAGCAATGAATCAATTCAGCAGAAAAGAACAAGCTGACAAAGAAAAAGAGAATGCATTCTATCAAAATGCAATTAGTTTAGTAAATGAAGGTGCTACACCAGTAGAGATTGCAGCACAGGATTCTGAAGCGTGGTTAGGAATGAATGATATTCAAAGAAATAATATTCTTTCTGGTAAGCACATGATTACTGACCAGGCATTATTTCAATCATTAAGATCGTTGCCTGCTACTGAAAAAGCAAAACTCAATGCTGTTGATTTTTCTGACAAACTCAAACCTGCAGATTTGAACAAATTGACTACTGAAATTGAAGCTGCTAAGAAAGGCAAACAGGGTAGCCGTATCAGATCTTTAGCATCAAAATCAATAGATGCAGCTGAAAGTGCCTTTGGTAAAAAATCCAAGTGGACAACAGCAAGAGGCAAAGCTACTCCGAAAGGTAAGTTAGCTAATCAATTTCTCAGTGACTTGCAGGAATCCCTCGATGAAGCTGAACTTGAAAAAGGTAGTAAACTTACACCAGCTGAAGAGAATCAATTGATCGGTGATTCTACACGTCAGATTGCGGTTCAGCGTTCTGCTTTTGGTTTTGATATATTAGCAGCTGATACTGAAATCGATTTAACTAATACACCTGCTAAAGACTTGCGTATGCTAAATCGTATTGTAGACAGCACACCTAATATTGAGCTGGAAGATTTAGTGAGTTCTTATCAGTTGTTGGTTGATTCGCAGCAGCCTATCACTCCTGAAAATCTGAGAGAAGTATACAGACAAGGTAGACAATAATATGGCATTTGATTCAAGCAAGGTTGATCTCAGTTCTCTATCACAAGCATCAGACGATGATGAATTTGACGGTGATGTTAATGAATTGAAACAGGGTGATGATAATCTTAATTTCACAATGGGTGAAGCTGTTAAGATTAATCCTGATCAACATGCTAAAGTTTTAAATTTAAGTCAGGAATCTGGTGCACCACCATTTGCTGTACAATCTGACATTGAATCGGCTGAACAAGATGTTAAAAGCAGTCAGTTCAATTTTAGTAATCTAAGAGATACCAATCCCAGTACTGCGAAATTTCTAACTGATGATTTTAACAATTCAGTTGTTGCCCAGGATGATGTTGATGTTCTGCAGAAGCTTGAGGATATAATCAAACCCGTAACCTCTATTATCCCCAGGGGTGCTGCAGGTGCTACAACTGGTACATTGGGATTATCTGAATCTATATTTCGTACACCGGATGCGATAAGACGATGGACACGCGGGATTTCAGAATCAGTCGAAGATGTCACAGGTTTGCCGCGTGCATTGAATCCTGTTCGTGCGATTGAATCTACTGCAGACTTTTTTGCCAGTGGTCTAATACCAGGTACTGATATTCGTATAGGCGGCGGATCAGATGTAGCAGGCGAAATTGACATAGCAAGTCAAATCTTGACAGAAGAATTTGAACCATTCAAGGCCAATGTAAAAGCGGCACAACGTGCTGATGAAGCATTCAAGCTTGCGCTTGGTGGTGATCTTTCAGGAGTGGCTGAAGTAGCAACTGATCCAGCAGCATTGGCAGGATTCATTGGTCAAGCGGCACCCTCTCTTGTTACATCGTATATGTCTGGTGGATCTGTCCCATTCATGGCATGGATGGAATCAATGGAGGTTGCTAGTGATGCTGCTGATTTTGAAGCGCGTACAGGTACCAACATATCTGATGTTGATTTCATGCAAGCACAAGCGCAAGTGGGGATTATTAATTCAGTCTTAGAAAAGTTTGTACCAGATGTATTGTTAAAAGGCGAAGCTGGTAAATCATTCAGATCGGTACTTGCTACCGGTGTACAAGAATTTGCCACAGAAGCTACCCAGGCATTTAATACAAATCTAGCAGAACGATTGTCTTTTGATCCTGATAAAGATTTAACTGAAGGTATACTGGCAGGTGCCCTCGGTGGTTTCGGTACTGGTGTCGCAGCCGGTGGAGCACAATTCACTGCTAATAAGTTCATGCAACAAGAGAAGATTGTCGAGGGTAAAAGTCAAGTTGATCAGGTTAAAATTGATCAGATAAATGAGTCGTCTGAAAATTCAAAACTACGTGAGCGCGACAAAGAATCATTCAAACAATTCATTATAGAAGCTGATGGCAATGCTGATACCCAGGTATACATTGATGGTGAACAGGTTGCATTATATCTGAAGGATAAAACTCCTGAAGAGATCCAGTCAGATCCAGTGCTGCAGTTGTTAGCAGCCCAGGCGAACGAAGCCTCAGTATTGGGCAGCGATGTCCAGGTGCCTATTGCTGATTTTGCTGCTGAGATGGCCGGTACTGAGCATTATGAGGCGTTGCGTGACAGTATGACCATGAGCACTGATACTGTCTCACCGGCCCGTGAAGATCAGGTGAAGCAGGAGGGTGAGACATTCATCCGTAATCTGATGGAAGAGGCCCAGGAGACTGCTAGCGAGTTCGTAGAGGCCCAGGAGATCTATGACAGTGTCCGTGAGCAATTGATCGATACAGGCACTGTGAACGCCGCTAACGCCGATTATATGGCACAGGTAGTGCCAGCATGGGCAACTGCTCAAGCGCGTCGTCAGGGCAAGACAGTGCAGCAGGTGTATCAGGAATCTGGTCTGGTCATCGAGGGACCATTAACAGGTGAGCGTGCACGCATTGAAATTGAAGAGGGTGTGGTATTTAAGCAAAAAGGTAAGGTTATTACTGAGGAAGATATCACTACCTTTATTGATAAACAACGTGAGAAACATAAGGCAACTGAAGCTGAAGCCAAAACCAGGCTTGAAGCTGAGAAACCTGCGCAAGCAGATCAACTCCTTGGTGAAATGCGTGAGGAACATAAAGCATCTGAGACTGAGGCTAAACAGAGATTGGAACGTGCAATTGAGGAACAAAGTGCTACACTTAGACAAGAGGCACCAAAAGATGTTGACCCAGTAGAACGACGCATTGCACTGAAGAGGGAACGAAGGGAAGCTAAAGGCAGTAAAGCCAGGGCATTATTTGACAAGTTGAGTCGTGAAGAACTTATCAATGAACTGCTAAAGCATGAACTCACTGGGATCAAGGGACGCAAGGCATTCGTTGTAGATGTTGAAGATGCACAAGCAATAGCCTCAATTGACGCTGACAGCCTTAAATGGATTAATGATAACCTTAGTCCTGATCACGGTGATGCGCTGTTACAAGCAGTAGCAGATGCATTAGAAAGTGAAACAGAAGGTGCGTACCATATATCAGGTGATGAGTTTTACGTACTTGGTGAGACTCAAGAAGAAATTCAAAACATTGTTGATAATACAATTGAGAAATTATCTTCAGCTGTTATCACAGCAACAAAACCTGATGGAACAATAATCACATTAAACGGATTGAATATCACCGTTGGTATAGGAGAAAATAAAGATGCCGCCGACCAAAAACTCAAGAAAGAAAAAGTCAGAAGAGAAGAAACAGGTGAGCGCGCCTCAAGAGGGGAACAGCCACTTGGATCAATTATTCGATCTCCCGAAGGGTTCGACCCTGACGGTGAAGTTTCCGAAGAAGTAACGTTCAAGCAACCTGGAGATCGCGGGTTTTATGAACCTGCCAACAGCATTATACGCTTGACTGAATCATCTGATTTATCTACCTTCCTGCACGAGTTCGCCCATTTCATGTATGAGATGGAAGTCAATGGTGATACTGAACTATTACAAAGCATCAATGGATGGTACAAGCGCAACGCTGAAGATGTAGCTAAAGAAGCTGGAGGTGATGTTACTCCTGATGATGTAATTAAATTTCTTGATGAAAATACCATTGATGATAAAGATAAAGATACCGCTATCCGTCGTGCTGTTCATGAGCAATTTGCTCGTGGTTTTGAAGCTTATGTGAAGGAAGGTAAAGCTCCATCTATTGAGTTACGTAATGCGTTCAGAGCATTCGCGCGATGGTTATCGAGAATCTACCAGGCTGTTCGTGGCCAACTTAATGTGAACCTCGATGATGAAGTACGTAAGGTATTTGATCGGTTGTTGGCTACTGAAGAACAGATTGCTGCAGCTGAGGCACGTGCGCAGGTTGAACCCATGTTCACTGATGCTGCAATGGCTGGTATGACTGATAAAGAATTTGCTGATTATCAGACACGCCAGGAAAAAGTCAAAGATGTACATTCTGAAACTCTACGTGACAAGATCGTTAAACAACTCACACGTCAAACTAAAGCCTGGTGGAAAGAAGAAAAGCAGGATCTTATTGATGAAGAAATTGATAGATTAAAAAATGAGCGTGTCTATCTTGCAAGAGAACGGTTGAAAGCCCCTATTGATACAACAATTACTGATGAGAAAGCGAATGTTAAACTTGATCATGCTGCTGTGAAAGAGATGGTCGGAATTGAGAGTGTTAATAAACTAGGTCGTAAATCTACTGTCATACCTCCAGAATTAAATCGTATGACAGCTAAAGGTATGCAAGGTGTGCACCCTGATGAAGCTGCAATGTTCTTCGGTTATAGCTCAGGTTCACAGATGATCGATGATTTAGTTAATGCACCAAAGATCAAAGACGCTGCTGATGAAGCTGCTGAAATTCGCATGAAAGAGATCCACGGTGATATCTTTACTGATGGTACTCTTGAGAGAGAAGCTGATGAAGCAATACAAAGTGAAGAACGCGGTGCGTTGATCCTGCATGAATTAAAGATCATTGCTCGTGGCACTACTGCACCAACTATTGATCGGGCTGCTATTAAAGCAGCTGCTGAAGATCGCATTGGTAAGTTAGCATTTCGTGAGATCCACCCCGGAAAGTATCGCAGAGCTGAAATTAGAGCGGCACAAGAATCAGCTACAATGTTAGCAGAAGGTAATCGTCAAGGTGCTGCTGAAGCTAAATTGCGTCAAGCAATGAATTATTATTTGGGTATGGCTGCAACCAATGCGAAAAATGACACTATGAAGATTGTTGATCGCATGAGTCGATATAATAAAAAGAAAGTACGTGAAGATATCCAAAAAGCCGCAAATGGTTATTGGGAACAGATCACCAAAATACTCAGCCGGTTTGAATTCAGAAAAGCAGCAACTCTCAAAGGAGTTGAGAATATCAACACGTGGGCGAAAGAACGTAATGAAACTGATGGTGATGGTTTGGTGTTATCACCTGCTACATTGAATGAATCTTACGTGACTCATTGGAAGAATGTACCTTTCTCAGAATTACAGGGCATCAATGATTCAGTGAAAAACATCGAGCATGTTGCTAGGTACGCGAACAAAATCAAATTAGCTGATGAAGAGATTGAATTCAAAAAATTAAAGAATCAATGGATTGAATCTATAGAGCTACAAGATCAACGATTTGCTACAAAAGAAAGTCGTAGTCGAATAGAAGATTCACGCAAAGCATCAACTGAAGAGAACGTGCGTAAATGGGCGTCACAGCTCACCAAAATGCCGTTCTTAGCATCATGGCTTGATGGCGGTGAACGTACTGGGATAAGTCATGATATATTAACTCAGCAGTTTACTGATGCTCTCGATGCTAAGCTGAAGTTGACAGATGAGGTTGCCATACCTGTAATGGAGTTGATTGATAATCGTAGCAAAGAAGATCAACGTCGTCACATGGCCAAGTTATGGATACCTGAGATCAATGATCATTTAACAGGTGATCAGGTACTGGCTGTTGCACTCAATACGGGTAATCAGGGTAACTTGAAAAAGCTATTACTCGGTGAAGGATGGGCTGATCCTGGGAATGAAGCTGAGATTAATTTCAACAACCCCAGGTTACAGGCTATATTGAATCATATGTCAAAGAGCGACTGGGAGATGGTGCAAAAGATATGGGATCAGATGGAGTTACTGTACCCGCAACTTGCAGAAGTACACCGTCGCACCACTGGCCTGGTGCCGCCAAAGATTCAATCTACACCGGTGGTGACTGAACATGGTACTTTTAAAGGTGGGTATTACCCGGTGAAGTACTCACCCAGGCGCAGTCACAAAGCTGAAAAGAATGCTGAGAAGCGTCAAGCTGAAACTGATTCAATGTTTAATAACACAGCAAGTATTCAAGCGTCCGTTAATGCTGGAGCAACCAATGAGCGTACCGGATTCTATGACAGAATCTACCTAAGTCTTGAAGTTGTACCTGATCATTTCAATGAGACGATTCATTACATCACACACCATGATCCAGTACGTCAGGCTAATCGTCTTATTCAATCACCTGATGTAGCGAGTGCCATCACCGGTGTGCTGGGTGAGGAAGAATTCAAACAAATAAAGCCGTGGTTAAATGATATTGCTAAGGATGGTAGGCAGCAGCCGACAAAAACTTACGTTGATGTAGCATTCCAGCGATTGCGTTTTGGTGTCACATTGGGTGTGATGGGTTTTAAAGCATCTACAGGAATTATGCAGTTGTTTGGTCTTCTTACAACAGCAGCTGAGGTTGGTGTTGGTCCTGCAATAAAAGGCGTGCAGACTGCTATAGGTCACAGTTGGTATATGAACGCGGTGCGTGGTTTATTGGGTAGTCGTGATGACATGCAGACAGGGTGGGATTTTGCAGCTGAACGATCAAAGGTGATGCCTCACCGAATGCGTACAATGGATCGTGAAATTAAAAATGCAATGGAAAGATTGCGCGGTAAAGCAGGTATCACTGCAGCTATTCAAGAAGCTTCAATGAAACATATCGCATTGATTCAGACTTATATGGTTGATCTTCCAACATGGCATGCAGCCTATGACAAAGAGATAAGTGAATCAGGTAATGAGACTAAAGCTATCCAGCGTGCTGATTGGTCGGTGGAGAATCTACAAGGTTCAGGTGCTACTAAGAACATGGCGGCGATCCTAAGAAATCAAGGTAAGATCCACACTACATTTACCATGTTCATGACTTATTTTAGTTCATTAGGTAATCTATCTCGTGACTTGGTTAAAGGTGGCAGAACTGGCCTATACTCACCAACATCTGTAGTGGCTAAAACTATGTTTTTATTCACCATCCCTGTGTTCTTGGAAATGCTAATGCGTGGTGATTTAGATGATCCAGAAGATGAAGATGAGCGCATGAACAAGTATTTAACTAATGTTGCTTTGTACCCTCTTGCATCAGTACCGTTTGTTCGTGATGTAGCCGCTGGTGTGATTGGTGATTTTGGTTATAATACATCACCAGTAGCATCAGTTATTGAAAAAGGTACTGCAGGAATTAAGCAAATAAGTGAACGTGTATTAACTGATGAAGAGATTACAAAAAGTGCAACGAAGGGTGCAACTAAACTCACCGCAGCAGCTCTTGCTATTCCTGGAATCAATCAAATATGGGCAACTGGTGAGCATCTATATGACGTAATTGAAGAGGGTGAAGAATTAACTGCTCGTGAATTAATATTTGGACCTAAACGAGACTAGTGCTAAACTCATATTAATAATCACAGGAGTGTATAATTGTGACTGTCAATACAACACATATTACATCAGGACCGTATGCTGGTAATGATATTGCAGATGAATTTTCATATACATTCAGGGTTAGCGATAAGACCCAATTATCTGTATACGAGACTGATGATGTTGGTATTCAAACTTTATTAGTAGTTGACTCTGATTATACTGTTGCCGGTGTTGGTGATGATGCTGGCGGTATTATCACACGAGTAGCAGGTGCATTGCCTACTAATTATTCCTGGTATATCAGATCGAATTATATTGAAGATCAACAGACTGATTTTAATTCTCAAGGAGGATTTTTACCTGATGTGCATGAAGCACAATTTGATCATGTCACATTTTTAATTCAACAATTGCGTGACAGTATTGATCGCACATTCAAACTAACAGATAGTATTGAACTTGATGGAGTATTTGAACTTTTTCAAGATGCTACTGATCGTGCAAATTTATTCCTCACATTCAATTCGTCCGGTGATCTTATTGTATCAACAGGTACAGGTGCAGATGCCGGGTTGCGTGGGGATCTAGCTTCATTATTAATATCACTTGGTGCATCGTTAGTAGGTGTCAGAGACAATGATGGGCACTATACGCAAGCTGATGTTGAAGCAGTTCTCACTGAGATTGCTGAGCGTTTCGTACTCAATGAAACATTATTGAAAGATAATACAATTAACTTTACCAGTGATGTTGATTATACTCTTTCATCTGCAGAGAATGAGTTTGGCCGGTTGATCATGACTGACACTAGTGTATTGTTGACAGCAGCTAGAAATGTCATCGTATCAACTTACGAAAGATTCATAGCATTCACCAATGAAACTGCTAGAACATTAATAGTAAAAACTTCAGCTGGCACAGGTGTTACAGTTTTTTCAGGCACAACACACCTGCTTCATAGTGATGGAACTAATGTTGTCAATATTTTAGATGATACTGTAGTAAGTGAAATAATAGGTGAAGAAAAATTCTGGCCTACTGATACACCACCTGTGAATTTTCTTGAAGAAGATGGCTCAGCTCTTACCATGGTCACATATGAAGAACTATATGATGTGATCGGTAATACTTCGGGTCTAGGTGCAGGCAACACTGTCACAGCTGATGGCAGTACTGATCTATTCACAGATGCTACGCATGGGTTAGTTGATGATGATGTAATAGAGTTGACAAATTCTGGCGGCGCGTTGCCGACAGGGTTAAGTGCCGATACTAAATATTTCATTGTCACAGCTCTCACTAATACATTTCAGGTTTCTCTCACTAGAGGTGGTACTCCTGTTGACTTTACTGGTACAGGTACAGGCACTCATTCATGGCATAATGAATTCTTATTGCCAGATGCCCAGGGTGAGCATATTCGTATATGGGATAATGGGGCCGGTGTTGATCCAGATGCTGGAAGTCGTACTGATCGCGGTGATGGTACTACCGGTGATAATAATCTTACGAAACAGGGTCATGCATTTGATGATCATACACACGCCTATGTATCAGCGGATTCTGTTTCAGGTGGCGCCACATTCGATAGATCTTGGTGTGGTAGCGTAGGTAACTTAGGTGGTAATAGTGGTATAATAGGTAGCACAGGTGGTAATGAAACACGCGGTATAAATTCATATCGTATGTTAATTATGAGGTTCGCGGGGTGATCATGAAAATTTATACTTACAATAAAGAAACTGGTGAATTTATCAAGGAACGTGAGGCACGTCCTAACCCTCGCGCACTAGGTAGATATTTGGTTCCTGCTAATGCTACAAAGATTAAACCACCTGCATTTACAAAGAATAAAGTAGCTGTGTTCATCGATGGTGCGTGGGTAATTAAATCTGATTTTCGTGGTTCTTATTATACTAATGATGGAACGATAGTTAAGGTTGTAGAAATTGATGAGCCTCGACCTGCAGGTGTGACTATCAAAGCCCCACCAGTATCAATTCAAAAACCAAAATGGACTGGTACAAAGTGGATTGAAGATATTGATAAATGGCGGCAATTGAAAAAATTTGAAACAGATAACGAAGCGATACGCAGGGTTGAACTTTTGAATCCAGGTAAGCAAGCTTTCACTTTTGAATTATTACGCCTGACAATTAAAGCATCACGCGGGATTAATCGACGCGCACGTGGTGGTCCTCCAAATTCACAGGATGATGCTGTGATTGCAGATCTTGAAACTTTGCATGATGCTGTTGATATTGTTATTGATGCCGCAGATCAAATTCGATCAGCTATTGAAACTGATTCTGATCCAATAAATTTTGATGTGATAAATCACGTATTGTGGCCACCAGTTTAATATTATAACGATGAAGTAGTAGGAGATAGTCATGGGTATAGCGGCCATATTGAGCATAGGCTCAAAACTGATTGATAAACTAATACCAGATCCAAAAGCTAAAGCCGAGGCTCAAATTAAACTAATGGAGCTTAGCCAGAAAGGGGGTTTAGCTGAGCTTGATGCTGCTATGAGCGTGATCGTAGCCGAGGCAAAGAGTGAGCACAAGATAACAAGTCAATGGCGACCTATTACTATGTTGGTATTTGTGGCGATCATTGCCAATAACTACCTGCTATATCCGTACCTATCATTGTTTTGGGAGAACGCACCCTTGCTGGCTTTGCCTCCTGACCTATGGGACTTGCTGAAGATTGGCCTCGGTGGTTATGTTATTGGCCGTTCTGGTGAGAAAGCAGTTAAATCTTGGAAGGAGAAATGACATGATTAAATATATCGTAGCAATAATAGTATTGATGATACTCGTACCTAACCAGGCACAAGCTGACTATCGACATGGCCATGGTGATACCACAATCAATAACTACTATGAACAGCCAACCACGCCAACCATAAGTGCCACGCCACCAACGATTGTTAATATCCATGGTTTAAATTTAGATGCTCTTGCAGCTGGAATGGCGGCCGGGGATACTATCAACTTTGATCCTAATAGTAAGTACACTCAGATTGGTGGTGGTGCTGGATTTCATAACAGCTATGTAGGATTTGCTATTGCGATAGGTAAAAAAGTTGATAATACATTTTACAATGGTAATCTTATCAAGCTAGAAGGTGTGAAAGATCCAGTCGTGGGCGTTGGTTTTGTTAGGAATTTCTGATGGGCACGACATTAAAAACCATACTGGATTTCTTGGCCACCATATTCACCAGCAAGGTATCTATGTGGGCTCTGATTATACTTTTCGGTGGTGGTAATGTTGCTCAGTATCTTGGTATAGAGTTACCAGGTAAAAGTGAACCAGTATCAATAATAATAGACCCAGCGCCAGCTATAATAATTGAACCAGCGCCAGCTATAATAATTGAACCAGCGCCAGCGATAGTAATTGAACCAGATAAACATTCACATGATGATAAATATGAAAAAAAAAATCATACTCATTCTGAAGAATTCGACATCTTGAATGAACTAGGAAAAAGTCACGGATATTAATTATGCCTGTCATGCCATGCACAGCTAACGGTAAATCTGGACACAAGTTTGGTGATTCAGGTAAATGCTATACTGGTAAAGGATCACGTGCGAAAGCTGAAATACAAGGTCGAGCCATTCAAAGTAATACTGTGAAACATGCTAAAAAAAGTTAGTCTCTAAATCATTATTCAATTTTATAAATTTTCCAGGTAATCTACATATCCTTAACATTTCAACATCATGTTCACCATAAGCTATTAACACAGATGGTGCTCCAGAATTAGCTTTAGCTCTTGTCCCACACACATGATGGAAGTGAATTCTTCCTTTCAAAAATAGAACTGCGTTTGCTTTAGACCATACTTCGGAAAAAAACATGCGTGTTTCTGTTCGTGCGAATATTAGCGCCGTTCCAGATTTGTGTTCTGCCAGTTTTGCTAACCACTTTGTAGCTTCAAGACCGTACGGGGGATTGCACCACACTCGGCCAGTCCATGGTCGTTCAAGACCATCATCATTAATCGTATAATGATGTTTAGCTGTATTCCACGGTTTGACTATCGGGCTGCACGGATCTAAATCAAATTCTCCTAATGCTTTAATTATGTATGGCGGTGTTAACCATTCATCTTTTAGCATAACTGGATTTGTGTGATCACTCATACCCATTAGAAAAAGTTAACCTCTAAATCATTGGTTGTTATACCGTCACGATATCTCTGCAGTGCCCTCTTCAATCCTTCCTCATCATCGGTCTTACGTTCGATAGCATCAGCAACAGCCAGGTCAACTGTATCATTGCATAAGATCCTGATGATCGATACTGGGTGAAGTTGTCCCTGTCTATCCAGGCGACCACACATCTGCAAGTATAATTCCAGGGACCAGTTTATACCGAACCACACTAAGGTATGACCTGAATCCTGCAACCCATCAACACCATGACCCATCGATGCCGGGTGTCCGATTAATAATTTAATCTCGCCACGATTCCATCGATCAATAACTTTCTCAGTATCTTTTGATGGTGTCTTAGTAAGATTCACCGGTTTGTATTTTTTAAATTTCTTCATGATACGCTCAGCATCAGCTTTGAAACTATAGCTGCATAGCACCGGTGAGCCGCCAGCTTCCTCAAGTACTTCTTCAAGTGCATCTAATTTAGCATCATGCAGTGCTTCATAGTCCGAAGATTCACTACTCAGATATGGTGAGCCATTGCAGAACTGCAGACATTTATTTGATACCGAGGATCTGCTGAACACTTCAACCTCTGATCCACTATCAAGTTGAGTGAACATTTTCTTTTCGATTTCCTTGTATGCTTTACGTGCTGCAGATGGTAGCTCAACCATCATATTAGTGACTTTACTTTCAGGTAGGTCCAGATATTCCCGAGAATCCATTTTTATAGTGATATCACTAATCTTGTGCTCGATCCATTGCTTACCTAATTCAGTTGGAAAGTAGCTCCAGCCATTGTAATCAGCCACGAAATAACTATCCTTATAATGTGTGACATACTCACCCAGGCGTACACCGCCATCGACAGCAAGGAACTGACCATGCAGATCCAGATAACCATTCGATGCAGGGGTACCAGTTAACCCGGTCCTGTATTTGAAATGAGATAAAAGTTTACGCCAACCAGTGACCTTAATTCTATAGTGTTCACCGCGTGGATCTTTGCGATCTCGGGTACCACCGGCCACGCGCAGCGCCGTACTGTTCTTCATCTTCGACACTTCATCGTAGACAATCATCTGGAAAGGCAGGGACTTATCCTGGGATAAATAATAATGATCCAATTGCTCGGCCAGCCAGTTCATATTCTCATAATTTATAAGGTATATATCAGCATCTGCGAACAGTGCTCGTGCTCGTTTTTGCTTGGTGCCATGGATAACACTGAATCTTAGATGCTTGGTGTGGGTCCATTTGCGTGATTCACGTGCCCAAACAGCCTGTATGACCCGTAGCGGCCCGAAGATCAGGGTCTTGTTGACATGTCCTGCACGCATTCTATCGACGATTGTGGTGAGTGTGATGGGCGTCTTACCTAAGCCCATGCCCAACCATAGCATTGAATCATCGTGGTTGAGCTGATGTACAACACAGACACGCTGATATTCTTTCAGATGTTGCGGGGTGAGTAGGTCAGTCATAGTCACGTATTATCTTCACCATATTAATGAAATCATCAACACCGGCTTCACCGTAGACAGTGCACACTTTCGCGCCAACGGCTCTTAACCTGTCATGTTCCCTGATTTGTTCATCACTCAATTCACCGTCAACGGTCTTCACTTCAACAAACCATATATCATGTAGGACCACAATTCGATCAGGCACACCATCACGACCAGGGCTCACCCACTTACGGGTGATGCCGCCGAGCTTCTTGACTTCTTTATCAAGATACTTTTCAACTTTCCTTTCACGGACGCCCATTAACTTTTCTGGAAAGGAGGTAAAGGGCATAATAGTGTTGTGGTGTTTCCTTCACCTAACTTGGAATTATCAGGATGTCCACAGTGATTGATCGCAACCTCTCCATTAGAATCACATGCGTAAGAATAAAAACCACAGTATTCATTTGTTGCAGGGCATTTCTTATTGTTTTCATTTACCCTTTCCATTGATTGATGCCAATCTGATAAAGGTCTGGACCATATCGAACCGTTGTCAATATTTTCATAGATGATTGTTATCGGGTGTTTCTCAGGATATCTGGTATTGACATTTGTATGTCCAATAACACCGTAATGAATACCATTGTCATGTACCCACTCTGACCCAATTGGTACTGAATGATCTGCTTCAGTACGATCAATATATTTTCCGGTAGCTTCGTTAAGTTTACCCAGTAAATCGATGACAGGTGACGCAGGTATTGGATCAGGTGTGTCCTTAACTATCACCACGCCTGAATCATGAGAAGTTATCTCATTGGCTAACATGGTGATGCAGCTATTTAATATATCGATGACGACATTTTTATATTCGTCTGTTTCATCCAACCCTTCAGCATTACGCCTCATCATCATCATCTGACCTAACGCAGCCATGGGATTTCCTGCATACATTTTAACTATATCCTCACCGTTTGTTGATGGGTGCACAGTTGTGACGCTGAACATTTCACCGACAGCAATTAACTGTTCCAGTTTATCCGAGGCTTGATATTGACGGACTTCACCAGTGCTGAACTCGATTGTTACTTTTGTGTTGCTCATTATCTACCACCTCCGAAATAAATATAATTACTAAAACTTATTGTTTTTAACAATACGCCTTTTGTTACACTCAATAGTTCCATTGCACTAGATACAGCACGGAGATCATGAGGTTGTTGAATGAATATAATACGCCTACCCTTGCATAGTTGCATTAAATTCTTGTGAGCTTTTGACTCAGTTCTCGGCAATTGTGTATCGATGAATATAGTTTTAATACCATCGAATTTATCTGTTTCCATAAACTTTTTAAGAGCATGGATTGTTATAGCAGTCACACCCACAGTCATACAATAGTGCTTCATCATTGGTTTTGATGTAACTATTACAGATGATGCATCACTAATATAATTTGGTAGAACAACAGTTTTAAAACCGTCACCTGTTTGATATTCAACTAATACGTTTCCTGTCTTTGGTATGTAAAAACTCATCACTGTCACCTCTATGTTGTGCCGTGTAATAATGGCTTAACTAATTTCTCAGTTTCTTTGATATACCATTCATAGTTGAGATCACAAGGATGGTAATTACTTTGAGCCCATTCTGCTTGACTGATATCATTGCATACTTCTACGTTCCACCCTGCATGAATTGCTTCACGTCGCTCACTTTCATACATCTTTTTATTTTTGGTGTGAATGCGTTCATCCCATACACCTAGTCCTACTTCAGCTAGCACTTCAGCAAAATAAGAATCAGTTAATTTATTAGCACGCTTATATTGCCCCGGTGGACCATTAGGCGGCATTACTTTTTCAAGTGGCTTACCGTCAGCAGACATATAATATCTGACGATATTACTGACTTGCTCACCACCCCATTCGAGGCTTGATTTTCTTGGTACTTTTGTTCTGAGAAAAAAGTCAAATATGTCATTGTGATTAATAATAAAATCACGAATATCAGTACCACGTACCAGTGCAGCTTCAGCCGCCAAAGCAACCACACGAGCAGACCAATCCTTATGATAAGGTAACTCACGTGTACCAGGATCTTCTTCAGCAGTGACATGTGCGTATGCTCCTATACGTTTCAATGAACCATCCTGTTTTTCAGCTATGTAACTATTAACATCTCTGATAAACATACGCTTGTACAGCACCTCTTCTAGTTCCAGTTCTGTCAGATCCTCCCACCATCGACATACTGTTCGGGTATGTTCAAGATATTCACGTGGGCATAGATAGGTTACACCATCAGTATTACCTTGAATCATGCGCAAGCCTGGTGTCTTGATTAATTGTTCAACTAGCATGAGTAATAGTAATTGACCATTGATGGTGATTGACATGGTGTAGAATGAATCAAGGAACGGACTGTAATCATTATTACTTCCACCAAAAGCACCGACCAATGCTAACTTAAACGCCCCATTTTCCGGGGTACCTTTTTTATATTTTTGTCTGGTATGATAAACACCCAAATATGCATCACAGAATTCTTTACCCAAGTGTGCAGGATATAGATTATTTTTAATACCCAGGTTGGGATAAAAACTGGCAACATCAACATCAACTATTTGATATATCGTATCAGTGTGAATAACCTGTGACTCGACTGATGCGTGTAAGCCACCGGTGCCAATGCGATATTCAAGACCATCCACGTCAGCAGTCAGATTTTTAAATACACCTTTGGTTTCGGTGATAACTCTTGACGCAAGATAAGTTTTCACCTGTTGAAATGCTGGTAATTCAAAGTTCACATATGGAAATATAACTTGTGCCAGGTCAATAGATTCGCGTTTTGTTTGACGCTTGATCTTTTTGCTACCATCATACTCGTAACATTTGATACCGTGCTTTTCCATTTCAGTGACCAGGATAGTTTCACCCATCTTCACATCACTCATGTTCATCATGTTCTTACCAAATGTTTTAGATAATCCTTCACGCAGTTTAATCTGTGATTTAGTACGATCAGCGAACAGGTCAGTAGCTTTGATATCATGCCACATGTATTCAATAAGTACACCAACTTGATTAGAATCCAACTCAGTACCTACCGGGAATGGTAAATCTTCAATGTTATTCATTCGCATATTGAATTCAAGAATTTTTAAACTGGTTGCTTTAGCCATGTTATCAAAGTGATGAATTTTAAATGGATCAATTTGATCAACTAACCACTCAGATTCCCACACCATATGTGAGAACTTTGCAGGACCATGGGCATTGATAATTGCCATGGCTTTAGTATAGATGTCAGGTGCAGTGATACATGCTTGACGATTCTGATAGATGAAGTGCAGCACAGGATAGTCAAACATGATATTATTATATCCCACCATGCGACACCGCTGTTCGCCTAAGACTTCAATGAAGCGACACAATGCTGCTAGGTCATTACGCCTGAAGCTGATTTCAAACAGCCATCTACGCTGCGTGATAGGATGATAGAATCCAATGGTGTAAGCATTAGGATAAGTCTCACAGTCATAGCGAATATCACCAGGCGTGATGCCATAAAGGAAATCAGGATTAATCATGGTTGTCACTTTTTTAAAAATCTACAAGTTCACGTTCTGTATTCCATTCAACTTGATCACCATCCCCCATGAATAACATGCCGCACTCTATTTCTTTATCAACTTGATTAACTACTTCTTGCAACATGCCAGGTACTGAATCAATAGATAATACTTCTACAGTTATAGTTACAGTTATTTTATTCGCTTTCATGATTGTCACCTTTTAAAAAACCCCTCTCCCGAGAGAGAAAGAAAGAGAGGGGAAACAGAGAGACTAAAAAAATGTTGGCTGCGCAACTGAACGAGTCAATGCCATCAAACCTTTTTGAAGATCGGTAGCACCAACACTGACCCATCGTTGATCAATAGTTGTACCATACATGCGAAGTTCCTTAACCAATTTATCCAGTTCAGCACCTTTGGTTTTGATCTTGTTCATCAGATCAATTTCACTTTGGTTCAATTCACGATAGCCTTTGATCTTTTGATGTTGGTTTTCCATATTTATTTCCTGTAAGTGGTTGATAAAACTGTTATGCAAACGACGGTCGTATTGCTAAACCATGTGCGATCAGCATGTCATCGGTCCAATCACCTTGCGCCATGTATGCTTCATACGTTACACCGTTAGCAAGAGCAGTCATTTGTAATGCAGGTGCTGGAGCTTGTGGCGCTGGAGCTTGTGGCGCTGGAGCTTGTGGCGCTGGTGCATTTCCTGCCCTTGGCATTGCTACTGCAAGTGGCGGTGATTGTGGCGCTGCAGTAGCTGGTCCTGGTGACGTACCCATTGCCTGTGTTGGTGCAACACCAGCGAACATCTGTTCAACTGATGGCTTGTTATCCAAGCGACCCATTGGTGGATCTTCTGCAGTAATCATCACACCGTTAAGCCAACCACCGATGCCAGCTTTACCTTTAGGATAGTAACTGATACCAGCATTTACATAACCAACCATGCCAGAGAAAACTGCACCAGGGTCAATAATTGGATTGTAATTTGTATCAACTACTGAAGGTCTATCTTCTGCTTTTGCAGTGCAGCTAAATACCCACCAGCCAGCGAATCGTGGATCATAATAATCCTTACCGGCATATCTTACATCATATGCACCGAAACATTCATCAGCACCATTGTACCCGCTAGGACACCCATCAAGTTTTGCTTGTTCAACTTCAGCATGTATTACAGCAGCTTGTGGATCGTTCGGTGGGAGCAGTACCGTGACACTGTATTTCGGTTCAGTTGCACCCTTTGCCAGCGACGGTGTAAATAATGATGGGAATGAAATAATACCTTTGATTAACGCCATGATGGTCACCTCTTACATGAATGAAATTTCAGCATCATCTGCTGATTCGATTTTAGGAACATCTGCGAACATCATTTCAGCAGACTTGGTTTCTTTTACACGTGCTGTTTTCTTCAATGTTAATGCACCAGCTACGAAGCTGATCATATCTTTTCTGATACGTTCTTTTTGATCATCATCAAGTGTTGTAAGTTTCATCACTTGAGCTGGACTGATCAGAGTTGGGGGATAAATTTCATCCTTTTTAAGTCTGCGACCTTTTAGCTTTTTGGCAATAATTTTGTCGCTTTCATTCCACTTGTTAGATCCTCTACCCGGCCCCATTGCATAACCTGGTACAACCATATCCTGTTCAATACGAGATTGAATCTCTTCTTTTACTTTATCGAACACGGCCTGTATACCTGCTTCAGCATCAGCTATATCGGCAAGTTGATCTGGCGTTAGAGATTTTGGATCTGCAATTGCTTTACCGAGGTATTCAAACATGCTGAAGCTACCATCTTCATTGTGATTCAAATCCATGTTTAATTGATCTTCATTTGTACTCATATTCATCACCATTTCTAAACTTTGATTAGTTTCAGCAGTACAATGACCGCCACGTTTAGGGTTAGCCTTGCACCATTTGCAATGAGCACCTGGTATCAATGGTGCGTTGGGATCATCTGTTGCACGTGCTGCATCTGATAGATCAATCGCTGCATTCATTACTTCTACCGGTGACGTTTCGTGTTCTGGATTAGTAGAACACTGGTATCTGACAATTGGGTTGGTCTTTGGTTGTACGATAGTCATACGACAACCGCCAACTGCACCTGGATGAAATGGCCGAACTAAATCAGGACCGCTGCAAATCTGTTTACGCATTTTACCAAACAGATAACTGATCAGCTGTGTATTATCTCTTTGTGACACGTAGCTTCGACCATCTTTGTAATCGATAACTTCAATGAAATACACTTCACCACTCATCGGATGACGTGCGATAATGGTGACATCAACTGTGCCCCACCAATCAGTACGCCCAAATGCGCCACCCGGATTTGATTTCTGTTCAGATTCAACAGTGACATTGCTACCCGGAAACTTTTGTTTTAATTCATTAACGCGTCGAGCGATGTAATCAAGGCACATTTGCACTCGTCTGATTCTATCCGGTGCAACCAACCAGCCATTAGGGTTATCTTCATGATTTACACCGATGATCTGTTGATCATATTGAGCAGCGTGTACATTATTTTTAAGACAAAGTTCCAATAGCAGATGTGAACCTGTGCCATCAATAGCGGCTTCACCTGCTATGTCCGGATACTGCTCTTCTTCACGCACAGATCCCGGACATTTTGGCCACCTTTGATTGGAGGGCCCCAGTCTAGCGTGTGCATCACCACTGTTAACAGTACCCGGATTTTTAGAGAATGATTCTAATTTCTCCGCAATATCTGGGCAACGTGCTACTTCATCCGGGTGCATCTCATTCATGACTGGATCGCTCTGACTGCTGCCAGCAACTCCTGCTGCTTGTCTGCAGGGAGATCCACAACTGAGCTAACGCCAAGGTTAGCCATTGCCTGATCGATTGGCTCACGGCTACCCAGGCGCTTGAATTCAGCAACTAGCGCGTTATTCATCTCTTCAGCAGATAATATTGCAGTGACTTCTAATGCTGCAGGTGCTGCTGAGGCTTCCTGTGCTGGCGGTGGCGGCGCTGTTTGGGCACCTGTTGATGTTGCTGCTGTTGAGGCTTCCTGTCCTGCTGGCGGTGCTGGTGCTGCCCCCGGTGTGTTGGTTGCATCCACCTTTGAACAATTATCACCGTTCTCGTTAACATATGTGCCATTCGGAGCGGGTGCTGCAAGTGCCCCTGCTGATAAGTTATCGAGTGATGTAGCAATCAGTTCAAGCGAATCAGCGATACGTTTTAGGTTATTTTCCAGGGACATTGTATAATTCTCCTTGTGAATTAAGTTGATCTTCAGTTGGGATGATGCGTAATCGCCCATCATTAAAAGCAGTGATGACTTCACGGACAAATACAGGGTAAGGTTTCCCGGTTGCACGCTTTGATTTTGCTATGAAAATGTCAAGCTCCTGCCGGTTGACTCTCACCCTCAAATCACCGTCGAGTGCCATAACATCTTCAAAATTTTCATCATCAGACATAGTTTAAATCCTCGTTAATTTTTTCTTACGCTGACAGTCTAGCGGAACATTGTGGCATTTGTCAACATTTTGTTTGACATTGTGCTACATATATAATATCTTATAATTACAGGTGATAACAGTGTGCTAATATTTAAAGCTCACACGTATTATAATCAAAACAGAGAAATCTATGGTGACAAATAGCGAGTTTTTGACTGCACTTTTTGACGACGACGCTCCATGGGTGCATGTGACAGATTTTCCCTATGATCCAAATGACATACCAAAAGATAAACACCTGATCGCATGGAAGGGTGACTACGCAAGCCGGTACAATTTAACACCAGGTTACAATCAATACTTCACCATCAGTAACTTCTATTGTGATGATGAAGGTCAGGCGCGTCGACGTAAAGCATTGTTCAGATATACGCGGGTGATTGTATTGGATGATGTGAGAGAAAAATTATCGATGGAAGAGGTATCAAAGTTACCGACACCATCATGGATACTTGAAACATCACAGGGTTCTGAACAATGGGGTTATATTCTCGACAAGCCATGTGCTGATCGTGCCATGGTAGATAATTTACTTGATGGCCTGGTTGCTAATGGCCTTGCACCTGATGGTAAAGATCCAGGTATGAAAGGTGTAACCAGGTATGTTAGATTACCTGAAGGTGCTAACAACAAAGCATCAAAGCTAATTAATGGTCAGCCTTTTAAATGTAATATTAAATCATGGGAGCCATTTAACAGAGTAACCATTGAACAGTTAGCTGCACCATTCGCTGTTGACTTACATGCTGTCAGACGAGAGTCACGTATTGATGGTGCTGCAGCTGTATCAGATCACCCCTTAATTAATATACCTGATGTTATTCATATCAAAGAGGTTCGTTCAGATGGTCGTTTCGATATTACTTGTCCGTGGGTTGACGGACACACAGGGCAAGATGACAGCGGAACAGCGGTGTTTACCAATGCTGATGGTTCCATTGGCTTCAAATGTCATCATGGATCATGTCAAGAGCGCACAGGACGTGATCTACTTCAATACATCGATGCCCGATCAGTGGGCTTCAACGATACATTAAAAAACTGGCAGATCATACGTCAATTTGCAGAAGTTAATACTCCTAATTTTATGTCACCAACTGCTACACCACCTCCACCTAATTTCATGACACCAATTGCACCACCTCCACCAGCAGCTATGACTGTTACTGATGGGTTACGATTATTATGTGATGATCTTAAACGTGTAGGCTCCACTACTGAGGAAGCACGTAGGATTGCAGAACAACTATTAAAACACGCCGATGATTTATCTAGGCTGGATCAAATGTTTTGGCATGAAGAGGTGTGCCATTATATGGGCTGGGGTAAAGGTGATTTCAAAGATATCCTTAAAGATTTTCGTAAGCAATGGTACGGTGAAAAAGTCAGCACTGCAGGATTTTACGATGATTTAGTATTTGTCCGTGAACAGAATCAATTCTATGAATGGAGAACGCGTATATTTTATAGTGCTGAAGCGTTCCAAAATAGTTTTAGTCATGAAGATGTCGAAGCACGTAAGATAGCATTGCAGGAAGGTCGAGTCAGGAAAGTGGATCGTTTGGATTACGCACCAAAAGAAGCTCAATTTTTTACTGAAAAGGGTATAAATTATGCCAACACCTGGACCGAAAACAGTCAATCAATCGGTGTACAGGGTGACATCACCAGGTGGAGGGACCATTTTAAATTGATGGGTTGGGAAGAGCACATGAAACATATGGAACAATGGATGGCCTGGACCCTGAGACATCCTGATCGCAAGATTAATCATATGTTATTGCTTGGTGGTAAGGAAGGTATCGGTAAGGATTTTCTATTGCACCCATTAACTGAAGCTATGAATGAAAACTATACAGTTATCAGTGGCGAAGAATTATTGCGTGATTTCGATGATCATTTATTATCAACTAAATATCTACATATCAATGAAGCTGAGCTTGGTGATCGACGTGAAGCTCAAGCAGTAAGCAACAAACTAAAACCATTAGCAGCTGCGCCGCCTCGAACTTTAAGAGTTAATCAGAAAGGTGTTAAGCCTGTCAAAGTACGCAACATCCTAAGTGTCAGTATGACTACAAATAGTTTACTACCGATTCGATTAAACGGTGCATCACGTAGGATTTTTGGACTGTGGTCTGATCTTAATGTTTTAGATGAATACGATAACATGCTACCTGAATGGAAGACATACTGGAAGGATCGATGGGATTGGATGGACGCCGGGGGATGGGAAAATGTAGTGTGGCATTTAGTACACGAAGTTGATCTGAGTGACTTCAATCCTGGTGAATCACCACCAATGACTGACTTCTTACGTGAGATTAAAGAAGCATCAAAATCACCCATGCAGCAAACCATCGAGGCATTTGTTAAAAAGGGTATTGGTGCATTTAGGTGTGATCTGATTACTGCCAGTGATATGTCAGACACGCTCAGAAATGGTGGCGCATTTGCACCGCTTGAGATGTTCGCCGAAGGTAGATATTTTACACCGGTGAAAGTCGGCATGATCATGAAAGAGATAGGGTTGTATAAACAAATCAAATGCTATCACCTCGGGCACCCGGTCAGATTATGGGTAACACGCAACCAAGCAAAATATCAAAACATGGATTCTAAAATGTTATATCGTGAATACGAGCGACAAATGAAAGAGGCACGAGGCGCTGCAGATTTATATCTAGTTAAAAAATAGGAGGGTGACACAGTGACTATATGGGAATGGATAGCAATTATAGTAGTGATATATCTTATATTTATTTATTTATTGGGGGTATTTTTATCAGGATCAGATGATGATTAAAAAAGTTAAACCTGGTCGAGCTACATTTAACGGTGTTGAAATTACACCATCTGGTGATGAAGAACTGAAACGATTGCATAAACCGGTTAAGCGTATTGATCACAATAACCGGCGCCGGTTGTTAAGGAGGAAATGACGTGAGAGAGGCTAAGCTGTTTTATTAGAATATCTCATTTTACATGTGACACCATAGATCGTGCAGTCATCGAACAGTTTTTTAGCTCCAGTAATATTACCGACGATTAAACAATCATCAATTTTCTCCGTTACTGATTTTTCATCGCAATAGTTAGGTTCAAAAAATAAAAGTTGATCTATAACCGTTCTGACTTCTTGTGGTGTTAACCAGAAAATAGGCCAATCAGTTTCAGATATATGATTTTCTCTTAATGAATCCCGGTACTCATGTATTTTACGTAAGCTCATTATTGTCACCTCTCCAGTTGCGCGTCTATGGCTTTATCCAGGCGTTCGTCTATTGGAAGATTCCTATCCCACATTGGCAGATACCAATAAATTCCCGGTCCGTTGCGGAATTGATATACTGCATTTAAACGCATGTACCTGTATCGTTCAGCGTCTGCTTCCAATTCATATACCCGCTCGATAAATCCCTGTAATTCTGCTGCCTGGGTACCTCTACCCCCACATATACAAGGCTTACCAGTGCCAGGATCTCCTGTTCCAACACAAACATTACACATTGGTTCACTTTCCAGTTTTAATTTTTCAATTTTCCTTTGTGCCGCTTCATATTTACACTGCCAACATGGTTTGTGTAAGGCTCCGTCTGTATGGCCATGTCTACATGGATCTCTCATTGGTTGTCACCTCTTTTGTTAATATGATCCCATTGACCGACCACACCTTTTCTATTGTGACCGTTGATATATTTGGGAATAAACATGTCACGCCTACCTTTTCTCACACGCGGTATGACTGTTAATCCGCATTCACCGCACGCACATATAGGTAGCTTTATCCAGTAGCCGCTGTTCATCGGTATAATCGTGCCTTGCCACGGTGTACATTATGACGTTGTGTTACATTAGAAATGTGAGTGGGATTGCAGCAATTACGTGTGCTGCACCCATGATCTAATACTTGCTTATTTTCAAGTGGCCTACCCATTAATTTCCACACCCATTTGTGTATCATATATCTGCCACCTTCAAACCAGCATCGACCATAACCATTGCGATTGATTTCACCTTGCCATAACCAACAACCATTAGATCTTATTACGATGCGTTGTCGAAAATGTTCAGGAATTTTACTAAATAGATACAACTGAGTTTTAGTAATCATCACCGTCACCTCATTACTTCAACATATAAACACGCTTGCAGGTTTCACATTGAGTACATTTAAGGCTCTTACTGATATCCACCTTAGCCAATGTTCTGGTGCGACAATAAGGGCATCTATCAAGTGCTACAATCTGAGCCTGCAGCATGTTTATTTTTTCAAATTTTAATAACAATCCGTAAAACATGGCTACCTTTTCACATAGCAAGCTTCGTTATTATCCCAAGCTTCCCTGCAGTCATCTTTCACGTCTCGTGGGCTGAATTCTTTACAAATTGCAAAGATGAAAGCTGCAGTGACTATACAGAATATGAAAACATCAAATAATGATCCTTTGTTTGGATTAAACATTGTCTCATCCTCGTTGTGGCTCATCGTCATCATTGATGATAACCGTTGGTTCAATCGATCTACCATTCAAGTGGTCCACTTCATGCTGTACACATCGGGCGTTCAGTTTCTTCAGGTTATAGCTTACCGGTTCCCATTGCTCATTATACCCTTCGACCTTAATACGCCCCCAGCGGAGCACACGCGCCATCTCACCGGGGAATGATAGGCAACCCTCGTCTGCATACAACGATCCACCATATTGTCTGGTGATTACAGGATTGATTATAACTATTCTAAATCCTTTCACGTCCATGACAATGATACGCTTGAGCACGCCAACCTGGTTAGCTGCTAACCCGATACCGCCACCATCGTACATTACCTGGTACATGCCGTGGATTAATTCAGAAACATCTTCCCAGTGAGGCACTTCCTCGGCTACCTGGTGCAATGCTTCGTGCCCTCTTGTTACTATTTTGTATTCAGTCATTCTTTTCTCCAATCGTAAAAGTGGTTTTTGTTACACTAGTTATTTCTTCACAGGTTTTTTTTACAGGGGAATTCCAACTACACCATGTGATAAGAAAGAGTATCAGTTTTGCCCACCATCGCCCATCTTGTTTAATAATGACAACTTTATCACCTTCTGAAAAACCGTGGTCAGAACGTGCTGTGATTATAGAACTATTTTCCATTGATCATTCTCCAAATAATATGACCACTAACTGCAATGATGGCAGATATAATAATTAATATACTGACAATAGTCATGATCAATCTTCCTATTTTATGGTCAATAACACATCATTTATTGCTTTGACTATAATTTCACGTGTTCTTTGCTCTGATGTAAGGAAGCTTAATCTTTTCTTTTCTGCTACATATTTTTCGTTATGTCGTCTGACTTCTTCGGTTTTAATCCGTTTTTTATGAGATACCATATCACTCTTCCTCACATTTCAATTGTATAATACGCACATGTTTATCGTCAGCTAAAGGAAATGTAAGATTTTTTATTGGTATGTGCCTGGGTTCACCGGTGTTAGGAATGTAAACGGCGCCGGTGCCATACAACATTGCATCTTTCATAGCCTTGAGTGATTCCCGTTTCACAACGCGACTGTGTCGGTGTTCTCTTTTCCATTGTTCACGTGCAGTCATTTCGCTATTCCTCAGTAATGGTGTTATCCAATTGTTCGTCTATGGCATTATCCAGGCGCTCACCTATTGGCAAATTATTGTTCCACCTCGATAAATACCAATAAATCCCAGGCCCATTGCGCTTTTGAAATGTTGCATTTAAACGCATGTACCTGTATCGTTCAGCATCTTTGCGCAGTTCTTCCAATTCATAAGATTGATATAGTTTCAATTCATAAGATTGATTAAGTACTGCTTGCCCTTCAGCTGTTGGCACGAAACGATTCAAGCGTTTATCGAATGTTGCTAAGCCTTGCATAATCAACTTTGCAATGTCAACGATCAACACGCTGTCATCGGCGTCTGCTAACTGTTTGAGAGCTTTAAAATCTTTCTCACTTACCATTGTCTTGTCCTCTTTCGTCAACTATTGCACGTAGCTCTTTGGCCAGCTCTTTATCCACCCAGGCGCGAAACTCAATCAGACCTAGATCCTTTTGTGTCTTCCTGAACTGACGCATTAACAATGCTTTGCTTTTTGATTTTTTCAGTTTCATTATTTTTCCTTGTTAAAATCATCAGGTATGTATCTAACAGGACCAGGTTTAAGATCTTTACCCATATTACAAATAAGAGGGCGACGAGGTACACCAGGGTTATAATCTTCCTTAACTGGATTTTCAGGTTCAACCAATTCATCGATCAACCATTCCAAGTACTGCCGCGCCTTGCGTAAATCCTCAACACCGTTCTTGCCTTTGAACCGCATTACGTACTTGAGAACGTTCCCATCGAGGAAACCCATGTTGTTAGCACGAATCACCTCAATCGGTTGGATCTTGAGATCCATATAATGTGACTGTGTGCCTACACCTTCGTGCAGTTTTGATTTATCGATTGTCATTTGGTATCACCTCAATTAGTGCCGTCCCTGGCTAATCCTCCTAATCAATCACTCATTATCATTTTATATTAATCGTTTTTTATATAGGGTTAAATTAGTCCATGATAGTATCCTCCAAAGTTGCGGCGGTTTCACCTCACTAATAGATCAAGTGTTTCAAGAGTCAATAATATTCCTTGAACTTCACCGGTCTTTTTTACCCCTTCAGTTGGCCTGTACCCGGAAAGATTACGTCGTGCATATGCTGCCAGCCCCATCAATTCCTTCTGAAATGCCCACATGAACAGGCTTCTGATTATCATTTTTATCATTTTTCTAACTGTCATTTGGTTTCACCTCTTGGTTCACTTTCCAGTATTGATTCTATCCATGGTTTCAATTCTTGCGCTATGAAATCTACTTTGTCGGGAACTACATCCAATAACCTATCATCAATAAGAATCTCTCCACAAATATTTTTACCAGTTCCATTCTCTGTTATTATTTCTATATTAATTTTCATCGTGTCACCTTTTCACGTGGAACAAATTATAAATGCCATTTGCTCATTTCCATTGCTTTTTTCTGGGTTTCTCTGTGGGCCTCACCAAAACCGGAGTTCTCACGCTCTAGTGTATCAATTGCTTTTTCGCACCTCTCAAGGGCAATAGAATAATAATCTTCTATCCATCCATGATCGAATATTGTTCTGCCTTGGCTAGGCGGGCGATTAAATATCAATTCTGGCTGACTCGGTGAAATTACAATACAGTCAATATTAATTCCCCGATCTTTACATAATCGCTTCACACGCCCACATTCCTCAGGATTTGAAAAGCAAATCCTATCACCGTTCTTTACGCTTTCAACCAGTGAAATAGTCCGACCGGTTGCCCTAGACGCTTGGCGATAAACTTGCACCATTGCTTTCATTGCTTGACCAATTCCGAAAAAGTCCATATTTACCTCCAATTATTTCATCGTATCACCTTTAAAATGGTGGGGCTGGCAGGATTCGAACCTGCACCAGCGTTTATTCCTCAACGGTCAGTAGTTATGCTGGAGACTACACCTGCGTCTACCAATTCCGCCACAGCCCTATTTAGTAATTATCAAAGGACACACTCACTAGAATGTGCCCGAGTTAATCACTGCTTAACGATTATACCCTCGCTCAGAATAAGATTTTCGATTTTGTGCTTGATACCTTTAGAGGCACAACTTGCATCGAAAGCAACCTCTAAGGCTCTTTGTTTGTCCATACCAGCATTAATATAGCCCTGGACGTTAGACAATAGCTCGGTGTATATAAGATCGTACCAGCCTTGTTGCCCATTGATTTTTGATGGTGGTTTATTTAGAGTTGTTGTGCATTTCATGATTGTCACCTCTTGATTGCTTACATGGACAGTTTAGTATAGTAACGCGTTACTGTCAAATTTATTACCAGCCTTCTTTTCTAGCGTCTGCCAGTGCTTTGATACCGGCCTCGGTGGCCTTATACGCATAATTATAATTCCGTGACATAAAGCGTAGTACTTTAGTAGATGTTACTAACTTTTTGTTTTCCAGCGCCCTTAAAGCCATACCATGTTTATGTGGTCGACCTTTTACAATAGGGGATAGGCGCTCAAGCTGGTGATTTGTCAGTTTGTATTCTGTGTAAGTTCTCATTGTTTATCACCCCCTATAAGTGATCGTGCAATAGTTGTGTGCAACACATCCTTATCATATACAAGCTGACCCATAAATAGGTGCGTTGCTACATATCGGACTTTTACAGTACGATTGAGACTGTCTTTAGTTGTGTGTATATCAACAATCGTTTCAATATCTTGTCGCTTTCCTCCGATACGGATGAATTGAGTTCCAATTTCAAATTGGTCAGTCATTGTCATCACCTCGCTGTCGGTTCGCCAGCATCTAACCAAGCGTTGTATTTAACCAGGTTCACATCCAGACGAGCCTTGGTGTGGATATCCTTGGTGTAAAAGGTTGCCTCGATGTTCTCGGCCGTACCTGGAAAGAATGTCATAGATACGTAATGGTGGAATCCTGGGGTGCATGGCCAGTTCTTACACTTCTGAGCATACACCTGCCCCTCATGATTTGTCTGGATGCTGTGGATCGTGCCACAGTTGTCACATTGAAATGGTCTATATTTTAATTTCATTCTGAACTTATCCATTGTCGTCACCTTCTTCTACTTGTGATGCACACAGGCCACACCAATCTGGATCATGTGCTGATGGACCCATAGAAATAGCCTTATTAAGCACAGCTTCTTGGCCGACAAATTCACCGCTATATTGATCTGATTGTATGTGTTTCCATTCTGACCAGTTTTCAGTGCTACGTACACATTGATGGCCATCTGGCAATGTGTATATTGCTAACCAATCATCTAATTCTACTAATATACTCATCGTCGTCACCTTGCTGTTAGTGGTTATCATTGAGTGCACTGTTGCCAATACACCCTAGTTAATCACTTATAGATATTTGAATGCTGTGTCACTAAAAATATAAGGAATGGATTTTTTTACAACTTCCAGCGCCGCGTGTGCTTCCTGTGCTGCCTTTCTTGCTGCGTAGATATCACCAAGGGTGATTGACAGTATCTTATTATAGGGAACCTCACACGCGGCCTGGTCAAATTCATATGAGAAAGTGTCTTCACCAGATTTGATTTCACCGCAATACATGTATGTTTTGAAATAATTGCAACCGTGATCACTGTTAGGGTCCGGCTGATTTATATCAATGTCGATTGATACTGATTGGAACCGATTGTCAACACCTATCCGGGCGCCGGTCAGTGTGGCGGCTTCATCTTGAAATGCTCTGACTACTTTTCTAAATGCTGCAGCTGTACCTTGTGATTTGGTGTGAGCACGCTGACCGTTGAATGGTTTAAAGTGCTTCTCGATCAATGGAATAATTTTCAATGCTTCCTGGGCCAGTGCTTGCTCTCCGTCGAATTTGATGTTGATATCTGATTTGTTCACGGTTGTCACCTCGTTTTAATTGTTTACATGTACAGGTTAGCATGGTAACGCGTTACTGTCAAGCACTGATTTCAATCAAAACATTTTTAGGCGCATTTCAACTATCAATGACTTAGCACAACCAACCTAACCCCGTCGTGGAGCGTTTGAACACCTGAGAAAGTAGGGTCATTATTAAAAAGAGTGGTTACTTTTTGTACAAAACATTATTAGTGACAAGTGTGAAAACATTTCTGGTGACATTTTCCAACTATCAATGACTTAGCACGACTACTAGACAAGCAACCTAAACGCTTTAAGTAGTAGTGGCAAGTTGATGATCTGTAACTAAAAACACTAATCTTGAAAGCAACCTAATGACATTAAGTAGTAGTGTGATGTTGTTGATATTTATGGTGAATAGTGCTCCACGACGGGGTTAAGGTCCAAAAACGAGCTGTGACCTAGCTCGAAAATGAACATATATGTAAATCCAAGGAGGTGGACTTTTTTCAAGGGTAGTCGTGAGGGTAGTCGTGGCGGTGAAATCATGTGATGAAACGTGCAAAAACATTCTTAGTAACATGTGACTAAACGTGTGAAAACATTTCTGGTGACATGGTTCAATCGGTTTAAAGCGGTGATATTCACATCGGAATCATGCCGCATTGATAACCGAATTCGGTTAAGGTCTGATCGATTCGGTTAGTGCCAGTTGTTGCCCATGGTGCCGGGTATGCTAGACTTCCAGTAAATGGGTAATATTTGGACTGACACATGGTAGCTAGAATCACAGTGACTGAATTGACCGGGCTGAAGCCTAAAGAGGCGCTGTTCGTTGTTGAATACGTGAAGGATTGCGCGGCGCGGCGTGCTGCTGAAGCTTCGGGTTATGCTCCTGATAGTGGTTACGGTTTGTTACAGAAAGACCACATCATGAAAGCAATCGAGAACATACTGGCACAACGACTTGAAGCTAGCCACATTGATGCCGAGTGGGTATTAATGGAGGCGGTGGATAATCATAGAATAGCACGTCAACGTGGCAACATTTCAGCGAGTAATACCGCGCTCACACTATGCGCGAAGCATGTGTATGTTGATGCATTCGCAGCTGAGAAAGTCGAGGTTAGTAGCGATAAGGAAATAATGGAACGATTGCTACGCGGCCGTAAGCGTCGAAATGATGATAATGAAGAGGTTTCATTCATGTAATGTATTGTGATAGTCTCAAGTTCCAAACCTCACCAGGTACCCTTTCAATCTTGATCAGCCTGTCACCCTGGTCACGTTCAACCTGGTGGGGTTTTTTTATCTAAACATTGCGAGGATAACAACAATGACCAATCCAGGTATACCAACTACAAGTTCACATTCTAACGCAGTTGCTGCTTTAATCTCTGAAGCAAACGCACTTCTCATCAATGGTGAACGCTTAGCTAGAGTAAGTCGTATTGATATGGCTGCAGGATCTGTTGATGATATCGTGATAAAAGATGTTTGGGATTTCTTCTCAAGGATGGAGTCTCGTCTCTTGGAAATTCGCACAGCATCAGACTTTCATGATGAGTATGCAAGGGATAGAGGTCTAGCTTATGCATTCAATTGTACCGACGACATCAACGCTTCAACTGAGAAGATAATTAACCTTCCTGCCAATCACAAATTCAAAACCGATCATCGTGTTGAGTTCATATTGATTCAAGGATCTTTAACTAGCGGATTATCTGAAGGTACAAACTATTGGGTTAGAACGGTAGATAAACCTAACGGTACGATCACATTGACTACTACCGAGGGCGGCGGTTCGGATATTAATCTCAGTAATGCTACAGGTACCGCTGAAATGATCGTCAATATTAAACCTGACTACTCTAGTATTTTAACTGCTGTGGATGCCATCTTGGATGAGGTAGAAGCGAATCTAGCCTTGCGTCTGTTTGCGTATGACCGAGCTAATCTCGACTATACTTATTCAACGAGAACAACAGGAAACACAGCAACACTACGCACCAAATTTTCTGATCTTGAGGCATTGATTGATGTAATTGCGGCATAGGTGATTTATGGCTGTTACACGCGGCGCAACACTTAGTAGCTTTACCGCTAGTGCCAATGGCACAACGGCTGATATCAGTCATACTGTTGATTCTGGAACAACTCTACTTGTTGTATGTGTAACGCTTGAAGCTGGTGAATCAGTCGTTGGAACTCCACAATGGAGTCAAGGTGGCGGTGAGAATCTAACGCTTGTTAATGCCACAACTGAAAGTGGCAGCAATCAAGATATGCGTAATTACATTTACGCGCTTGTCAGTCCCACTTCAGGGGCTGGCACCATCGATATAGTTATCTCGACAACAGATAATGTATTCTCCTGTGCAATTAATTACATTGGAACAGATGAAACTGATGTAGCAACGGCCACAAACTTTCTTTCAGAAGATGTTAATAACGCTGGAACTAGCACCTGTGTTCATGCAAGTGCGGGCTCAGCAGGGAATGCTTTATTCTTCTTGGGTAATTTCAAAGGTGGTGATGCAACCCCAGTCAGTAACAATGCAAGCTTCAACGAGTTATTTGAAGATGTAACAGGTACTTCACCTACTTCTGATCAAACATTTTATGTTGCTGATTTATTAGACTCTGCCCCGTCTGCAATTACAGTTACATGGACAGGAACAGATGAGAACGCTGGTAATTACATTGAGATAGTGGCAGCGGCTGGCGATACAACACTTACACCGGCTGTTGGATCTATCAGCATAGCTGGTCAAGATGTTGCAATGACCACCACTCTTGCTCCTGCTGATGGATCTCTTGCTATAGCTGGTCAAAATGTAGCTTTAGCCTTTGATACACCAATCACGCCAGCGGTTGGATCTATCAGTATTGCTGGTCAAAATGTTGATGTAGCCCTTAATATAATATTAGCACCAGCTGCTGGATCTATTGTTATGGCTGGTCAAGCTGTTAATTTGGCTTTTGATACACCAATCACACCTGGTGCTGGATCTCTTGTAATGGCCGGTCAGGCTGTCACAATGACTGTCACTCTCGCCCCTGGTGTTGGATCTCTTGTTATGGCCGGTCAAGCTGTCACGGTTGTTGCTGCTGGTACTACCACTATTGTTCCAGCTGTTGGATCTCTTGCGATCAACGGTCAAGATGTCACAATGCTTCTCACTCTAGCTCCCGCGGTTGGGGCTCTTGTGATGGCCGGTCAGAATATAAGTCTTACTGTTGATGCAGTATTGGAGCCATTAGTTGGATCAATTATCATTGCTGGTCAAGATGTTACGGTGTTCACGCTCACTGTTATTACTCCTGCAGCTGGATCTATCGTAATAGCCGGTCAAAGTGTCAATGTCGTAGAAAATCGCATTATTACGCCAACTAGTGCTATATTAACAATTAATGGCCAGCCGGTTGATGTCATTGCTGCGTTTGCACCAGGAGAGGAAGAGCAATTTGTCATTCGACTGGTTGGCCCCATGGTAGATATCTTAACGAAGGAGTTAACATGATGAATCTATTTGGTAAAGCAAAGATTGAGGGCCAACCAGTCTCCATCAATTGCAGCGAGAAACCTGCTGAATTCAGAATGCGACGTGCTAAAACTCGTGTTGAGAATTTAACAGGGAAGCTTGCGCGATTGCATAGGCGCCCATCCAGTCAAGCTGTTTCACAGATGATAGCAGACACAAAAGTAGCTATTCATTCTTGGAAGAATGTTCTTGAGCTGGCTGAGTTTGAATTGAAACAACAACAGCGAGGGTTTAAACAATGACATGGCAAGTACATTCCGCGTGGCTTGAGCGGCACTTTGATGGAACCCAAGCCCTTGATCTCGATGCTGGTGATACAATCAACCTTGGCATTGTTACTGAATCTGTTATTAACCCTGATACTAACAGTTTGTACTCAGGATTGACACCGGTAGGCACAGCAACCGCTTGGACCGGGCCCGTTGCATTAGTCAACCCGTCGTGTGGTTTGAATGGTAGTAACAACCTTGCATTTGATGCTGATGATCCTGCAGTCATTGCACAGGATGCTGGCGGATTTGCCAACGGTCGAAGCTTAGTACTTTATGAAACGACCAACAGCTATATCATTGCTTCTAATATCGAAGCTGCTGTGTTTGGTAATGTGGCGGGGTCCATCACTATCACACTTGATGCTGCTGGTATTTGGATAATGACAATCTAAAGAAGTAGCTTATGGCACTTGTAAAGAAAATATTACGAAGTTCCAGAAGCGCAACTGGCGTTACAAGAGTCAGTAATGTAGCGACTGTGACGTTATCTTCTGCTTTTCCAAATAACAATTTAAAGGTAGGACAGGAGATTGTCATCAGTGGCGCAACTCCTAGTTCTTTTAATGGTAAAGTTACAATTGCTACTGTCGCCTCACAGACCTCATTTACCTATGCTAATGCAGGATCAGATGAATCAACCACTGTGCAACCAGTAGCTGGCGGTGATCATTCAACGATGTCAAATTGGGATACTAATGAAGCGACGGATCTAGTAAGTGATGGAGATAGCCATTGGTTAGATTGGTATAATGATTGGCCAAGTGGTTTGAATGATATTGCTGATGTTGGTATTGGATGGACGACTGACGCGACGCATGACGTAACAATTAATGTACCTCTATCTGAGCGACACAATGGAATTCCACAAACCGGTGCTTGGATGTGGGCAAGTGCTAGTGTCGAGGTTCTTGAGTTTCAAGTACATGGCAAGCTTATTGGCCTTGACGTAGAAAATACCACCGCGTTTTCAACTAGAACTGGACTTCATATTAGAGCTGCAGCTGTTGATATTGTAGCAGATTCTTGTATTTCAAAAAATGCTAATGGAAACGCAATTGTTGTTCAAGAGCAATCCGGGGGAACTGCATTACTAATTAATAGCCTTGGGTATGATAGTGCCACTGGTATTTTTAGCACTTCACCAGTACAAGTTTCACATTGTGTTGCAAAAGGCTCAACAGTTGGATTTGATGCGAATGGAGGTACAGGTGATACAATTGTTAGCAACTGCGTAGCCTATAACAATACAACTAATTATTTTGACGTTGGCTATGATGCCACCTCTACAAATAATGCAGCTAGTGACGGTTCAACAACCACACCACCAGGACTTAATCCAATCACTACAGATATTGTATCTGGTGATTTTGCAGACGCAGCTAATGATGATTTTCATCTTGCAGATGAGAACTCAACACTGTGGCACGCAGGTGTTCCAATCAGCGGAGTTGTAACTGATATTGATGGCAATCATTACCACGCAGCAACACCGAGTGTTGGTTTTCATGAGGTTATATTACCGGTTGAAGGTGATGGTGATAAATTAGGATTCATGACAAAAACTTTATTATCCACTTTAACAAAACGATTGGTATCATTTTTAAATTATGCAGATGGTGTTGCTGCTTATATAGTCAATGCTGTTACATTCGATGGTACTAATGATTATCTTCTACGCGGTGGAGGTCTGACAGGAGCAGCAGACGGAAAGAAAGGGATTATTAATGTATGGTTTCAAGCAGCTTCTGGACTCACATCTACATTTGATATACTTAATGCGTTTCTCTCACCAACAGCACGAGTGCAACTTCAAGTAGTCTATTCTGCAGGTGACCATTATGTCACTGTACGGCTCAGAGATAGTATTGGAACATTAAATCAAATTCAAGCTGCACCAATAACGGCTGATACAAACTGGCATAATATTCTATGTAGTTGGGATAATGCTTTAGATTTAAAACATTTGTATATTGATGATGTCGATTTCACGCCAGCTGTAACATTGACAGATTTTTTAGTTGATTATACACCTACTGAATGGGCAATAGGAGCAGATACGATTGGTAACAACAAACTAGATGGATGTTTGTCTGAGCTATATTTTAACCAGGCGGAATATATAGATTTTAGTGTTGTTGCCAATCGTCGTAAATTTATAAAAGCATCTGGTAAGCCTGAAAATGTGGGTAGTGATGGCAGTACACCGACAGGAACAGCACCTATTATTTATCAAAATGGAGATAGTACCGACTTCCAAACTAATCAAGGTAGTGGCGGCGACTTTAGTGTTACAGGTGCATTAACTGATTGTGGGTCGTCACCGAGTGATTAAATACAATATAAAGGAGAATTCAACATGTCAATGAAACCGATAATTGATGCTCAAACAGCAGCAGATACAGTCACCATAAAACTTGATAAAGGTATTTATACAATATCTGCAGGTAAATTAGCAGGTGCTGAAGTTGTTACTTTTCAACTTGAGGAAGAGGGTGTGTCTAGCCTTGGTGATTTGTATCAAGATGATGCAATTCGACAATTAACTGCAACTCATAATGCCATGACTATTCAAGGCCCAATTGATTTGCAGGTATCGAAGAGTGCTACTGCAGCTGCTGTAGGAGTTTACATGAAGGGATAGTATTATGGGCACTGTAAAGACAGCAATGACATCAAGTGGTGAATACGCACCAGGTCAAATTGATTTATTGCTGGCCGATGAATGTTCTAAGTATTATGCAGATCCTTATGGCTGGGTCATGTGGGCATTTGACTGGAGTCATGACGATCTTGAAGGGTTTGATGGTCCTGATGATTGGCAACGTGACACGCTCATTGATATCGGTAAACAAGTTATTGCACGTGGATTCGATGGTGTAGCACCGGTTGATCCAATTCGAGAAGCTACTGCATCAGGTCATGGTATTGGTAAGTCAGCACTTACTGCATGGATCATTCTATGGATCATGTCAACACGCCCACATGCTAAAGGCATTGTAACAGCTAACACATCTGATCAACTTCGTACTAAAACATGGGGTGAGCTTGGTAAATGGCGATCACGCTGCATCGTTGGTCATTGGTTTGAATACAATAATGGTCGTGCCTCAATGTCCTTATATCATCATTCGTGGCCTGAATCATGGCGTGTGGACGCTCAGACGTGCCGTGAAGAGAACTCTGAAGCATTCGCCGGGTTACATGCTGCAAACTCCACACCATTTTACCTATTTGACGAAGCTAGTGCTGTACCAGATAAAATATGGGAAGTTGCTGAAGGTGGACTGACTGACGGTGAACCGATGTTTTTTGTATTTGGTAATCCTACCAGGAACACCGGTAGCTTTCGTGAATGTTTCAAAAGAAACGCCCATCGATGGACTACCAGGCAGATTGATAGTCGCACTGCAAAGATGACCAACAAGAGGTTGATCGCTCAATGGATTCTGGATTGGGGTGAAGATTCTGATTTTGTCAGGGTTCGTGTACTGGGTAAATTCCCACGTGCAGGTGATACTCAATTCATACCCAGTGATGATGTGTACATGGCACAGAAACGTGGGCCAGGGCAATACCTTGGTGATGATCCACTTATCTGTGGAATTGATATGGCACGCGGCGGTGATGATAACTGCATGATTGGATTTCGTCGCGGTAAAGATGCGAAGTCTGAAAAGACATATAGAATACCGGGTGAAAAGTCACGTGATTCCATGCGTGTAGTATCTATGATTACAATGATTCTAAATCGTCATCAACCTGATGTTACTTTCCTCGATGCGACAGGTATTGGTGGTCCTGTTGGTGATAGACTCAGACAACTTGGTTATCATGTTATTGATATACATTTTGGTAGTAACGCTGATAATGAAAAATTATACTCGAACAAAACAGCTGAAATGGGTGCCAGATGTAGAGAATGGTTGATGAATGGTGGGGCTATACCTGATGAACCTCAACTTGAGGAAGAATTAACTTGCCGTGATTACTGGCATGATAAAAAGGATCGATTGGTGTTGGAGCCAAAACCAGATCTCAAGGTGAGATTAGGTGTATCACCGGATTGGGCTGATCAATTGTATCTTACATTCGCACAAATGGTGCCAAAACGTAATATGCCACGGGGTCAGCTTGATGCTGCACTTGCTGTTCGTAACAATGCCGATGGTGATTATAACCCACTTGATAGTATGGACACTGAATTATGATATGCTATTATCAATATAAATCCAATCTTAGGAGAATATGACATGTGTGGAGGATCAGGAAGTGCACCACCACCACCAGCAGCGCTACCTGAAGCAGCGCAGGCACCTGTTGCAGCACCGAGGCGTAAGGTTGGCAGGGATCGTCGTCGCATCGGCGCAGGCGCTTCTGGCGTAGCTGGTACAATTTTAACTGGTCCCGCTGGTGTTCAAGATGGCGGGGCTACTGCACAAAAAGCCTTGCTGGGTCAATAATATCAGGAAATATTATGCCAACTATCATCAGCTATAATAAACGACTTGAAGCTATGCGATCAGAGCGATCTTCGTTTATACCTTTGTATCGAGAATTGTCAGATTATCATCTGGCTCATCGCGGTCGATTTTTGACATCAGATCGTAATAAAGGTCACAAGCGTAATACCAAGCAGATTAATAATACCAGTAGGTTGTCTGTTCGTACTTTAGCATCAGGCATGATGTCGGGCATTACATCACCTGCTAGACCATGGTTTAGATTAACATCTGGTGATCATAATCTGGATGATATTGAATCAGTAAAAACATGGCTGTTTGAAGTTCAGACTGTCATGTACAAAGTATTTTCAGCTTCCAATACTTATAATTCATTGCATCAATTATATGCTGAGCTTGGTGTATTCGGCACTGCAGCCATGGGCGTGTTCCATGATTTTGAAAATGTCATTTGGTGTAGACCTTATACTGTTGGTAGTTACATGCTTGCTCTTAACAGTAAGAATGTTAGTGATACTATGTATCGTGAATATGAATTAACTGTTGGGCAAACTGTAAAACAATTTGGTATTGAAAATGTCAGTGAAACTGTTAAAAGACAATGGGACACTGGTAATACTGAAGCATGGGTACATGTCGTTCATGCAATTGAACCAAATGATGATCGTGATAATCAAAGTAAATTAGCTAATAATAAACCAATACGATCTGTTTATTATGAAACTAGTAAAGGTGCTCGTGATGGTCAGGATAAATTCTTGCGTGAATCAGGTTTTGATGAATTCCCTATCTTGGCACCACGTTGGGATGTTACTGCTGAAGATATCTATGCCACAGATTGTCCGGGGATCACTGCAATCGGTGACACTAAAGCATTACAATTAGCTGAAAAGAGAAAGTATCAGGCACTTGACAAAGTAGCTTCTGCACCAATGCAAGGACCATCAGCAATGAAGGGTTCTATGAAAGGTAATTTCCCAGCACCCAACGAAGTTTTATGGAATGATACCGCTGACAATGGTGGGTTAAGA